CCTCCAGAATTAGCTTTCATAAAAGAATCACTAGCTAGTATCTTACTAATATAATGCGTAAAATCAGGAATAATAACAGTCTTAATGTGAGGCATATAATTACTTATCACCTTTAAATTAGACTCTACACTCCTAATATCAGGCATTATTGCCCAGTTGCCAGAAATATGTTCTTTGTTTTGTACAAGTTCCTTCATTTCTGCCATAGAAGGCAGCTTTTGTAAGGGCTTACCTTTATTATCTTTTAAGTAAGTAGCCTTAGCAGATGATGCCAAAATAACTACCTCCTCAGGATTCTCCAAAAAACTTCTGGAATATGATTTACCAGTATTTGGAGCACCCATAATACCAATTTTAATTGCCATTTGAGTATTTTAAAATTTTGTTATACAGTTCAGGATTATTTATAAAATCTTGTGAGGGAGGTAACTCACGAAATAATCCATTTGCCCCCATAAAAAATAAACTTAATGCTAGATTATCTTGACCATCTCTATTCTTTAAGATACTTAGTGATCTATAATGTCTATTTAGTCTTTTGATATCGTAACCATTATGTTTTTCTATCCCATATCTAAAAGGGTTAAATAAAGCAATAGAAGTATTAGCATCCTCTTGAGTAGCACCAGTGTCTTTGAAGTCACTTAGTTGCGGTTCTAAAGAATCTAATCTTTTTCTATCCATACCTTCTATACCTCTATTAAATTGAGATACTACTACTGGGCTTATGTTGAATAGATTTCTAAATTGCACCAGCATCTTACTCAACCTATCTATAGCCTCCTTCTTATTAGAATCTTTTGAGTTCTTATCTATTAAAGATATGTGATCAATGATAACTAAGACAATCTCATTAGGCTTATGAGGAATGTACTCTTGTATCATTTTATTAGAGTTGCGCACAATTGTGCCATTCTTCTCTACATAATCCTTAACAGTCATCCACACATAATCAGGAGAAGCTGCAGAGTAAAAGATAACATGATCAGATAGCATCTTCTCAAAGTAATCTCTAGTAGCAAATACTTTCTTAGCAATATCTTTATCTAGCAAAGATCTATTGCCCCTAGAAAATAAACTCTCAGAGTCAATTAATATACTATAGTCTTCAAATAACTTCCTACACACCATCTTGGCTATTTTCTGTAGGGGAGTAATCTCTATACTATAATATAGAATCTTGATACTAAAATCAGTTTCTTTTTCCTGTGTAATATACTTAATAGGGTTATACATATAAGCAGAATCTACTAGTGCAGTTTTACCTGTACCAGTAGCTCCACCTATTAAGTCATATCTTCCTGGTTGGATATTAGAAATATAGTTAGAAAGCTTTTTAAAGCCCATAGGAAGCCCTTTATTCTTCCCTTGCATACCTAAGTTTATTTGGGCCTCTAATTGGTCCCACAAAGGCGTATTTAAATGCTCTGGATATTCCATGCTCCGTCTGTTATTTGGTTATTATCTAGCATTTCTATCTCTTCGCAATAAGTAGCCAACTTAGAGTTCTCTACAGAAGAGCCCATAAAAGATTCGTTTTTGTAAATGAAGTAATCTGCCTGCTGTAGATAGGCATAATCTCTACTAGTAGCAATATACCTCTCTGTTGCATTTAAAATTATTTCTTTACTATAACCAAACTCTTTTATAAACTTATCCATCTTCTTGATACACGCACTCTTAGTGCCCATAGCTCCTGTCTTTTTGCCTCTAAATAATTCTCTATAAGAATCTATCCATGTAGAAGAAGATTCTACTTCTCCTAGAATAGTCTTTAGTTTAGATTTATTTAGAACCAACTTAGAAAGCTCTATAGAGTCATCGTCAGTATTTAAGATATATTTCATTTTGATTAGTCCTCTAATGTATTGAGGGTAAGTGTTTTGGAAATGTTTTTCTATCTCTTCATACTGGGAATTGTGTAAAAGATGGAGGATAAGTTGCCCAATAGGATGTAAATCCTTTTTAAGATCTATTAAAATTTTCATAAATTGTTAGAATGTTTCCCCTAATAACTTAAGTCTGCTTTTCCTTGAGGGGTACACAAATTTAAGAAATTTTGGGCGGATTTTTAGTATTATTCATAAGAAATTCTACCTGTTTTTGAAGTTTAGGGATTATAGGAATACTCCAAGTATTTTCTTTATTGTTATCAATAAAGTTAACCTCAGCAACTCCATACTCAGTAGGAGTATATTCGATATCTCGTCCTCCTCCATTAAAGGCATAAGTAGCATTGCATCTGACTAATGCATCGAAGTAAATATTTAAATTACCTCTAGATAAATGACAATGATAAATACAATAATAAATACCAGTGTCCCAATCATAACTACTTCTCCAGTTTATGCCCTTCATTTCTAGACTACACTCAGATACATGATACCCTATTTCTTCAATTCCCATTTTTCTATTAATCCAGTTGTGAATTAATTGCCTTATAGTTAATCTTTTGTACTTAACTTTCATAATCACCACTTTCCTGGTTACCATAAAAAGAAATTGCATCCGCTAAACTATCTTGGTACATGGGCGTCAATAACTTTAATGAACTTCTTTGGGATCTGGGAGAACGCATTTTCCGCGTATCTCTCGTCGACCGTTTTTTTCGCGATAAAGACATACATAGTTGGATTTTTGGATCTAAAACTTCTACCTAACATTTGGATAGTGCTTTTCTCTTGGTTATCTAACTGCACAATATAGCCCACCTCTATGTTCCTAAGATTCATAGATTCTCTAAGCATATTGACAGCGAATAAATGATCTATCTCTAAGTCATTAAACTTAGTTATGACCTCTACTCTATTAGATTTACTAGAGTGAATTGCATTCTCTCCTCCTATTAAATTACATTGTTCTATAGACCCTGTAAAACATACAAACCTTTTATCGTAATCAAGATATTGTCTAACGTACCCTGTTTTTGCAGCAGCTAATAATCTCTTACGCTGCGCTCCTAGTATTTTAGCAGTATCTACATTATCATTGAGCATACAATAATCAATCTTACTTGACATCTTATCGTATGAGGCTCTTGCCTTACGAGATAGGTTTACTTTAATTTGATAAATAGTTGGCTCTGGTAAGATGCCATCTTCTATTGCCTTAGACATAGGAATAGAATACACTTTAAAATTCCCTAAAGAATATAAAAGTGATTTCTTAGTCCAAGGCATGGTTGCAGTCAAAGCCAATATTCTATTAATCTTTAAGGCTTTTAGCTTCTTAACCCTTGTAGGAGTTAATGCGTGTGCCTCATCTAAAATTAGATTAAGTGACTCATCCTGCGGAAGTTTATGAAGTGAATCATAAGATATAAGAGTGACATCTGTGAAATCTACTTTCCACTTATCTGCCTCATCTTTCCAGGTAATCATGTGATTTAGTTCTTTACAAACCACTACCCACTTTGCATCTTTATGATACTCCATAATATCTAATGCTGCTTTTGATTTACCTAATCCAGTAAACCACTCTAAGAATAAAAAAGGATTATCCTTACTTGCATTTAAAGCAATCTTTTGTTTCTGTGCTTTAGCTTGCATGGTACATCCATTTATTGCCATACAATTGAATACCTAGTTTATCTTCTAGATATTGTTGATTATATACATTTTTAGGACATTCCAGATAGTAAATTCTAGCAGCTTCTACTCTGTTGGGAAAACTCTTCATAAGATGCCATATCTGACTTTCTCTGAATTTATGAAGAACATCTTCGTGACTCATAGCTAAAGGATCTTTATCCTCATAAAACCAATCAAAATCTTTTAGCTTATCATAGAGCGCTCTTTTGAGCTTAGTTTGATCATATTTCATTTTAATTATTATTTAATGAATCCATTGATTACTAATCATAGGAGTCGCGTGTAGTTTTACTGTCTTACAATACACAGCGCCTGCATCTTCCATACATTTTTTAAGAATATCTGCAAACTCTTCTGCCATATCCTTAGGACACTCTAGAAGAATCTCGTCATGTATTAAATTAACAATCTTAACTGTGAATAATAACCCTCTGTCTTTGATTACCTTGTAAAGCATAGCGGTAGCTAGTTTAGTTTGCTCACCAGCACAACCTTGAATAGGAAAGTTCATACTTTCTCGTTCTATAGATCCTTTTGTCTTGAAAAACTTAGAGACTTTTGATTTGAGATCCTCAAAGTGAGGCCCATTATTATTTTTCTGTTCTCTGTAATAATCCCAAAACTCTTTTCTATCTACTTCATTAGTTAGCTGTATAAACTCATCAAATTGATTTATAAATACTTTCCTACCACTAACTTTACTTACTAAAATATAACCTTTAGAAAGAGACTCTGCTTTACGGTTATCGAAATAGTTCTTTAATGCAGGAAATGCATCAAAAAATGCTTTCTCTACAGAAGATCCTACATCCTTAGAAACTCCAAGGTTTTTGGCAATAGTATCTCCAGTGCCCCCATAAGCAAGAGCAAAGTTTGCAGCCTTAGCATTCTGTCTAAGAGTCTTAAACTTCTTCTTGATATCTTCCGTAGGAGTATCTCCTATCTCTTGAGGATATAAAGCTTTAGCAACAAAAGAATGAAGATCAGAAGCTCCAGAGTTATAAAACTCTATAAGCTTAGGCTCCATAGAAAAGTTAGCAAGTATGACAGACTCCTGTGAAGAGTAATCACTATCAATAAACACATTACCTTCTTCAGGCGTAAAACATTCCCTTTCATATAGTTCCTTAGTCCTTTCAGAATCTTCAGGGACTGCTGGAATATTTTGAATATTAGGAGAACTACTTATTCTACCTGTCTTAAGTATTTGTTTAAAAGAAGTATGTACTCTACCAGTAACCTCACTAACATTATTAATGAAGTTTCTGCCATAAGTAGAAACAACCTTAGAAGATTTAGTATAATCTAAGTATATCTTTACTAAGTCAGATTTATCTTTCTGGGTTCTAATAACAGAATCTTCTATAGAATCTTTTAGTTTCCCAGTGACTTTATCCTTTACCTCTAGATTTAATCCTAGATTCTTAAAGATAGGGATCAATTGTTTTTGACTATTCCAATTAATCTTAGTCCTTAATTCATCAGAAAATAAATCTAATTGATTCTCAATATACTCAGGATACTCATCTTTCCTAGATAAAATCCATTCATCTAGTTTAGATATATAACTATGCATAACAGCATCATCCTCTTTACACTTCTTCTCCCAATCCTCTAGGTTAATTTTAATGCCACACATTTCTGTATAGGCTAGCGCTACTACAAATAAATTCTCCAAAGAGATAGCTTTACCTAATTCTTTTTCTAAAGCTCTTTCTCTTTGCTTGGCTTTTATACCAGGTAATACCCTTACGTCATCAGCAGCATACTTAATTACTTCATAAGTAAGGCCATGTTTATGGATATCTCCTCGTATAGATTTATCTAAGCTCTCATTAAGATATCTCATAGCTAGGGCATCTAAACCTTTACGGTGATCTTTAATGCCATTGTATAAGACTTGTTCTGCTAAGAACGTATCATATACTCTGTCAATAAATATCCCCTTAGCCATAAGAAATCTTAAATCAAACTTTGCATTCTGAAATAAAAACACCTTATCTTTATTATGCTCTATTACTTGTTTTAAGAAGTAATGATTATGAGTATCAGATAAGTCTAAGACCACTTGATGTACCTCATTACCTAACTGAGCACTTAACATCTCACAACTATAAGGATCAAACCCTGTAGTCTCAGTGTCAACTGCTATCTCATCAAGAGAATTAATAAAATCCCATGCGGTTTGTTTATCAGATAGTACGATGTCAGAATTGGATTCTATTTCAATCTCTCTTTGATTAGTTAGGAAGTAAATCATAATAAGTGAAATTTAATTTCATGCAATATAAAAGCAACATGTGCAATAAAACTATACTTAGTCTTTCTTGCTGCTAATAAGTAATAATAGTTAGAATCTTTAATAATGGAAAGGAAGTATTTTATACGATTTTTCATATTCTTTTAATTCTTCAGGTGTTAAATCTTTAATTACGTCATTATAACTAAGCTCCAGGTAATGCTTCTCGCTAAGTATTTCATAGTGAGAGTATTTCTTTTGTTTGTTAGTTATCTTAGGAAGAATCTTAGCATGTAGTAAACGATTGTTTATCTGCATACTAGTTATAGATGAAATCTGTCTATGAGACACATCATATCTTTGAGCTATCTTATGGAAAGGTTCTCCTTTTAGAAATTTAAGGTATACCTTAGTTCTTAAAGTCAGAGGCACTTTACCAAGAAGCTTGATAATAATAGGATACGCCTGAGCTATCTGTATTCTGTAGGACTTCTGTAAGCACTTCTACAGTATGTTTAATATCATCAAAGTACCATTGATCATAGTTTGTAGATCCAAAGAAAAGTCCCTTACTAGTAGGCAATAACTCTTTACATAGTTCTTCGTTTACTACCATATCTCCTAGCTCATAATTAGGAGTAAACTTTGCCTCTTGTAACACTTTACCATTTTCAATAATTCCTTTTTGTAGAATTATTTTTTCTTGTAAAGTCTTACAGATATCTAGAAGCTCTTGTAATTGCTTTTTTGATACAATAGATTCTTGACATTCGTCAACTCCATTTTGAACATTGTCAACAAACCACTTATGAATAGAGTTAGCCTTTCTCCAATAACCAACTTGCTCCTCAATATTAGTTATCCTTTTAGTATCAATATGGGAAGCTTCAGGCCCCTCTACAGTAATAGAGTGTTTAGCCTCATCCTCCATATGATCCCAGTTTTGTACATAAGTACGTTTGTATAAATACATGTCTAGTCCCATTTGTTTTTATTTTAATTGATTTAATGAATTTAAAACTTTATTGACATCTTCTTCAGATGCATACTTACTTACCTCTTTAACAAAGTCATCAATGTCTTCTTTAGAGACATCTTGCAGATATTCAATTTGATTTTCAATCCAGTAATCTCTATCTAGATACTTGTATTCGTACTCTGAGTATGTAAACTCTTGTCTAGATGTCTCGCCATTAGAATCAAACTCTGTAATACCCGCAAAGTCACACCCTGATTCGCTATACTCAATAGTACCTTTGAGGTTATATACTTTGCATAGCTCTTCAGTAAACTTTTCCATAGGTGACCATGCACTACTCCCACTAATCTGCAAATTATCATCATCATTGTAGTCCACCAGAAATTCAAACCATCTACTACCATAGAAGTAGTGATCACGTTGGTCTTCATCAAAGTTGTAGTTGAAGTCATCTCTGACCTTTAGAATATAGTCACACCATCCGTTTAAATAATTAAACTTATCGTATGTACCTGTAAGTCTATCTTTTAATTCTTTTATAGACTCTTCATTTCCTTCTAAGAAAATTTCATTGTAACAATGATTTGCCATAATGTAATTGATGGTAAGACATCACCTATTTGTTTATTGGTTTATACCACCAAAACCCCATAGCATTTACGGTGTGAGGTGATGTGATTTGAAAGCACATGGGCGTAGTGTTTATAAGTCTTCCCACTTTTCACCCTCAGCATCAATAATATCCTGCAAGCAAGTATTCCTTCCGATATATCCCCCCGAATTATCTGAGAATCTATTTAACTCTTGGGTTATAATCT